TATCTTCAAGTTTCCGAAGAGATTTGTAAAAATTCTTCATGTAACTTTCCTCTTCGTCATACCCTTTGATGGCAAAATCGACGTTGTATTTAGTGGGTCCAACTTCGGGTGTGAATCCGGAGACACCGAAGGGCATGTACATTCGTGGAAGCTGTACACGGAAGGGTGTACCCTGTTTCGTACAGAGGACAATTTTTCTGTTTTTGTATTCATTGATTTGGAGGTTTTCAAGTGCTTTGTCCATGTCTTCTGGATGTATGTCCCTTCAAAACTTTAAGCGGAACACGCCACACAATCAGGCTCAAGACTGAACTGGATTGGTCGAGCCTTCGCCTTAGACCTCAGGTAATACATACCCGTCTTGAGACCAGCCTTCCACGCGTACATATGCATCGAAGACAATTTAGACATCGTGGGACTCTCCATGAAGAGGTTCATAGATTGGGACTGGTCGATGAAACGCCCACGGTCAGCCGCCATATCGATGATACACTTCTGACTAATTTCCCAGACAGTCTTATAGAGTTTTTTGATATCTTCGGGAATATCGACGATGTTTTGAATGGAACCACCCGCCTTCACCATGAGATCCTTCATTTCCTTCGACCAGAGACCAACCTTCTTGAGATCGTCAACGAGGTGTTTGTTTACCACGACAAACTCACCGGCCAGGGTACGCCTCAAATAAATGTTGGTCGTATACGGCTCAAAGCACTCATTGTTACCTAGAATCTGGGCTGTCGAGGCAGTGGGCATAGGGGCCATGAGGAGACTGTTACGCAGACCCTTGGTCTTCACGCGTTCACGCATCGCCTCCCAGTCGTAACGACCACTAAACTTGGTCACACCCTCCCACATGTCAGGTTGAAGAAGACCTTCCGAGGCTGGAGACCCCTCAAAACTTTCATAGGAACCCTCAACCTCGGCCAATTCAGACGATGCCTCGAGGGCCGCATGGTACATCGTCTCGAAAATATACGCGTTCATGAGTCGAGATTCTTCACAGTCGAAGGGGAGACCGCATAGGATGAATACATCTGCAAGACCTTGAACACCCATACCGATGGGGCGATGCTTCATGTTCGAGCGACGCGCAGTCTCCACAGGGTAGAAGTTACGATCGATGACCCGGTTCAGGTTCTTCGTGACCACCTTAGTGGCTTTGTGGAGTGCGTCGTAGTCAAACGTCTTCGTGTCCTTGTTGACATATTTGGGGAGGGCGATGGAGGCTAGATTACACACAGAAGTCTCATCCTTGTCGGTGTACTCCAAAATCTCGGTACACAAGTTGGAACTCTTGATGACCCCCAAGTTCTTCTGGTTACTCTTGGCGTTGCACGCATCCTTGTAAAGCATGTAGGGTGTACCAGTCTCCGTTTGAGACTTGAGAATTGCCTTCCACACATCGGCGGCGGGGACAGTGGTGTTGGCACGACCCTCCTCCTCGTACTTGGTATACAACGCCTCAAACTCCTCACCATAGCAATCCGAGAGACCTGGAGCCTTGTCGGGGCAGAAGAGAGACCAGTTCCCACCAGACTCGACCCTCTTCATGAATAGATCCGGAATCCACATGGCCGAAAAGAGATCGCGACACCTGGCTTCCTCGTCACCCTGGTTGAGACGCAGCTCGAGGAAGTCCATGATGTCCGAGTGCCATGGCTCTAGGTACACCGCAATGGACCCCTTGCGACGACCCGCCTGGTTTACGTACCGTGCAGTGGCGTTGAAGACCCTAAGCATAGGGATGATCCCATCGGATTGACCATTTGTTCCCCGAATACGGGACTTGTTACCACGAATATTGTGGATGTGCATACCGATACCACCTGCCCACTTACTGATCTGAGCACACTCGGTCAAGGTTCCGTAGATGCCATCGATAGAATCATCCTTACCGGCGATGAGGAAGCACGAAGACATCTGGGGTCGGGGTGTACCCGCGTTGAAGAGAGTAGGTGTCGCGTGAATGAACAAGCCCCTCGACATCATGTCGTACGTTTCTATGACTGAATTGATATCGTTTCCGTGGATACCGATAGCGACACGCATAAACATGTACTGTGGTGTCTCGATGAGCTTACCATCCACGCGCTGAAGATAACTCTTCTCGAGTGTCTTGAGACCAAAGTAGCCAAAGTCAAAGTCTCGGTCGGCATCGATGACACCCTTGACCTGCTGTGCAACCTCTACAACTTCATCGGTGACAACATCAACCTTTTGAAGTTTACGCATCGCGAGATGGAAGTTATTAGGACACACTTTCTGGATATTACTCGCGACGATGCGTGTAGCGAGGATTTCATAATCAGGGTCTGACGTGATCATACCAACACAGATTTCAGCGGAGAGTGTATCAATTTCTTGGGTTGTGATGTTGTCGTACATGGACGAAAACACCTGCTGCGCAATCTTTGAAGAATCACACTTCTCCGAGAGTCCGTACGTTAAATTCTTGATCCTATTGGTGACGTTGTCAAATTTCATATCCTCAATACGACCTGAGCGTTTAATGACCCTCATATATTTACACTTCCCGTTTTATTTTTAACTTACTTCCTGCACTTCTCAAAATCTTCACTCCTCACGGGAACAGTTCCGAAAGTCTCAAATTTGCGGTTGGGTTGAAGGAGGTAGGTGTTTACATAAAAGGGACCTTCTTCACCAGCCTTGGCGACAGGAGCATAGGAACCAACGAAACAGGCTGGGGGTTTGCATGGAATTTCCTCGAAAGTTGGGGGCTTGGCGTCGTAGACTTCGTTAAAGTCAGCGAAGTTCACCATTTACTATTTACATATAATTTTTTTCGGCGAGTATATTAAATGAGTCACCTCGAAAGTATCCAGGAATGTGAGACTCCTCTGAATACACTCTTTTTTTCGGATTTCAACAAGAATCTTCTCCAGAGGGGTATCCGCCAGGCGTTTAAGAACAAGACTGGTATCGCCATCGACTACCAAAATCCCGACGACCTCTATGGTATCATGCGGATGGTATTCATCAACAACTCTGGTGACCATTACAACCGCGTAAATGAACAAGTCAGGGAGATTAACACCCGCGTCATCGAGACTGCCATGGGTCAGATTCAGACTGGTGTGTCCCAATACATGGCATACAATCGCGACATCGACACGATCAGCGTTCCCCTGGATCAACCCGTGAATACCAGTACCGTGGGGAAGAAGATCGACTTCAATGACAAGATCGGTATCAATTAAAGATTGGCCACCAAGAGAATATAAGTCACGAATGAGTTTAAATTATTACAAGGATGAAACGGAGAAGGTTTGTAAGCTAAAGGGTTGGGATCGCGCCGCTGTTGATACTGTGTGGCTGCTACTCACAGAAGAATTTGGTGAGCTCGCTTCAGCCATTCGCCAGTACAAAAAGACCTACAAAAAGACGAACCTGAAAAAGGAGCGTGGGACGGATGTCATGATGGAAATGGGGGACGTATTCAGTTACCTCTTTCAATTGGCACACATGCTGAATGTGGATCTCGATAAGATGTGGAGTGAACACCGATTTAAAATGAAAGACAAGAAATATAATCTGAAGTAGTAGTAATAACGATGAGTAAGTTTATGCTCGACGATGATGATGCGATCAACGACGTCAACCCATTTGTCGAACATGATTTTTCCCTTCCAGGGGGTGTGCGACAGACGGGTGATTTTAGTGATTTTGTCGAGGTGAGGAAGGGTCCTGGGCTTCCAGCTGATAAAAAGAGCGTTTTCTGTAATACAGGTTTATGTGCGGATGAGAAGAAACCTTGTCGCATTAATAAGGTTGTTCGACCTAAGCGTAACATCGACTATGGGTTTACGCGACCGGAACCCGAAAAAGTAGTGACGGTTGGTGTCTCTAACAAGAGTATCCCATATCTCTGGATCGCCTTGGTGATCCTCATCATTGTCCTAGCTCTATTATACGTAAGACGTTGAAAAAGTACGTAAGTCTGGATTCATCCACACATTCGAGAATCGCCTGTGGAACATACTTTTTACACAACTTTACGAGGAATTCCATCTGCCAAGCACTCTCTACGTTTACATAGGGTGGTTGGAACGTTGGGTCAATTATTTTTACAGCATGTGCAATTCGGACATATGTTTTTTCGGGTTGGTCATAAGACATGATTGACTCGAGACTGAGTTCGTTCATTCGCTGTAGAGCTTCAACCGTCCTTTTAACCATCGTGTCGAGAAACTTTTCGTATGGGATAGATCGCTTCGTCGACTGAATATGCGTCCAGTCTCCTAGAGGTTTGGTATTAATATAATCTGTGAATGTATCATACCCCTTTCCTTTCGTGTACCGATCATACACGATTTCGACATACGATAGGTCCGATTCCACATCATGAACATGCTTGGCCGATTTAACGAAGGATGTCATCTTTTTAAATATCAGCTTTTTTCTTTAAACACCTAAGTCAATTCAATTGATATATAAAACTATGTTCTCTTCAATCGCAAACAACAGTTTTTCGTATCTCCTCACTCTCGATGAGATACGAAAAGGTCTTCCCGACGAAACGAGACCTTCGTGGATAAAGATCACGACGATCACGATGGTTTCAAGTTTTGAACAGGTGATTGATATTAAAAAGCTTCGTGAAGCGTTCGAGCGTGTTGGGTCGTACAAGATGAGACGCCAGGGTATGGATGTGGATGGTTTTGAATGGAAATTGAAACCAACTACATTCTACAATCAGGTCACTCTCACGTATCACGATACGTATAGTACGAAATCAGTAAAGGTGTTTCCGAATGGTTCGATACAGGTTGCGGGGTGTTGTGACTTGTTTGACTGTAAACGTATCATCACCCAACTTGTTCAAATTTTCAAAAACTTTTTGGGACTCGACATCAAGGTCTCTTCGGACGCCTTCCGCGTTGTCATGATCAACTCCAATTTCAGTCTCAACTACAACGTCAATCTCATGAAAGTGGCTGATTGGTTTGAAGCATACTCGGACATTTTCAAAGTCTCATTCGAACCCGACAGGTACTCAGCCGTCAAAATTAAGTTCAAACCTGCACATGACATGAAAGAGATTACGTGTAGCATCTTCAGCACAGGCAAGATTATCATCACGGGTGCTGAGACTCTCAAAGAGATTGCTTTCGCCTACAACATCATCATCAATCACATTAATGAGAGACCCGACATTCGAGTATCGAGGACGGAGGAGACGGATGTCTTTGATATTTACCTGGGATACAAATGTGATCCATTTGTCGAAAAACTTAGAGAGAGGGGGTTCGAGTCTTGGATACAGACGATTACCAATAGGCGAATTAATTTCTGATGTAATATTAACAAAATGTCTCAGCGACTTGGTATGGCCGATGGTCGGTGCTTCACCATAAACTCCTCAGCGCAGCTCTTCAACAATTATGTCATGAAGCAGAATGGCATCACGTTCGAAGACAACTACTCGTATCGTCAACTTCTCCAAAAGCAGGGTCCCCAACTCATGTCCAAGGTGCAGGAGCAACAGGGAAAGGCTGACTGCAACAACTGCAATGTGCCCATGCTCAAGATGCCCGATATCTACTAGGTGAGCGAAATCACGAAAAAAACTTTAAAACCATCCTATAGAATGTCGACATGTGCCATATGTCTCAATGAAGTCAAATCGACGAGGACAAATCCTCCGATTCGATGTGGACATATGTTTCATTCCCACTGTCTACAGAGATGGAAGGAACAAGGTAAGAATACGTGCCCCACGTGTAGAAAAGTGTTTGATGCTTCGCAATTTAAGATTGTTGTCACGATTCAGAACAATTACACAGCAGCTGCAAACTCTGTGTCCTTGAATGAAGAATCTATTTTTGATGTTTTAGACCTTTTTGACATAACTTTCGATGTTGAGAATCAACCAGATCTAGACAGTATTCTTGCGGACCTTGGGGTGAGTCTTTCCGACTTTGATCCCACGGTTCTTGACGCAGAATGAACTACAATATGTTTCATAGTTCAGGCCAGGATAGTTTCTCGAAGCTTTGCGGGGGTCTGTAATAGATTTTCCCTTCGCATCCACAAGAAGGGGTCCGGTCGCCCAACCACGTTTATGACTAAAAACATTCGCCTTGAAGACAATACGTTTCCCCACCTTGAATGTACCACCTCTCTTTACACGAGACTCGGGAACTTTAAAGAACTTAGCTACAGAGACCACAGTGTCACCGGGTTTGATCTTATACTCAACCACACTGTGCTGTTTGTAAAAATGAAAGTCACCTTGGCGGATATAGTTCGTGGGTCGACCAGGAGACACGAACATCATGACCTTATAGTACCCCTTCTTACACTTTTCATTCGCTTTGGCCCTGTACACCTTCTTGGGGTTATCCGATACGACGCGATTCGGGAGTCCAGTACAGTGTGTATATGAGTGATTTCCGTTGGAAAGTCCCGAGCGATCACCGGGTATAGACTTTTGCCAGCGATACGCTTCATAATCACCGACAGCATAGGCATAACAATTGTTGTTCCCGATACCTTTTTGTGAACCCCATCTCCGATTCGTAAACGTACTTTCAGATCCACTCGGGGGTGGTCCTTTCATATAGAATCACTTGAGAAAAAAATGTCGGTACATAACAAATGATCCAGGAAGTTACCAAAGCCGAAACCAAATCTGACGCGCTCACCGAGATGCTCATCTTTGTGCTCATCACACTCATCAGCACTTTCCTCCTCCGTCTCGTGTGGAACCGCTCCCTCGTGAAGCACATCACCGTGCTGAAGCCTATCGGTACTCTTTTGGACGCGTTCATTCTCGCCCTTTCCCTCCAGGTTGTCCGTGGTATTTAAACCTCTTTGTACCCGACAGTCGTCTCACCATTGGGATGCTTTAAGGTAGGGAAGGCTTTCATGCCTTTGCACCCCTCCTTGTCACAGTCGACAAAAGTGTGCGCCTTACCATTCTTTTTCATGTAGTCCAACTGCTTTCGAGTCCAACCACAACCCATGGTCCCGAAAACAGTCCAACCATTCCCCTTAGGGGCTTTCTTACCAGTCTGAAGAAGAATCACGAGATCGATAATCGCGAGAATGGCGAAGGCGAGCATTTTATTATAGGTAAATATTAAAATGTCCTCAACTGTATTCATTATTGGAAACAAGAATGTAACGCTCAAATACACCAGGAAAATGCCCCGTGGTGAAGTTGAACGGATGAAATCATTCGTCACTAAGAAGGGTGAGAAACTCGTCAAGACCCCAAAGTTTAAAGTACTTTCTCAGGTTGACGAGGGTACGAAGAGAATCTTCAAGGTCGTGCTCTAATCACACCTGGGCGTTTTTTGGGTTTCGCTTTACCCATCTTTAGGATGGCGATAGCCCGTGCTTTAGCAGCCTCTTTGTTTACTGGTGTTTTCGGTTTAGGGGCCTGAATTTTTGTGACAGATTTGGGTTTTGTTGTGGGTATGATTAACGTTTCACCCGTAAAGAAAGGTTTCGATAGAACCTCCTCGAAGCTCAAATTCACAGACTTGTTACCCCTCAATCTGTAGTTCTTGACAGCATTCGATTTACCCACCAGATAATTTGGAGGTAACAGGTTTTCGATGAACATCTTCACCACGCGCTCTGTGCGTGTCCTTGGTTGACGAACCAGGTTATGGATTGAGTTCAGGAAAAAGTGTAAATCGTAGTGTTTGTCAGACTTTCTCGAAATGCCGATGTTCTTGTAATTGTTGGCGTTGATGAGAGGATTCTTAATTCGTGGGAATACAGAAAATCCAAAATCAATAATGACAGCTTCAAATCCCGCATTCGAAATCGTAGACCCCATGATTTTCATATCCTTTACAGGGACTGGTCGAACAAGGATATTACCACCATGAAGATCATGATGACGGAATCCTGGATATTTCTTTTGGATGCGATACAGGTTATAGATTACCTGGGCCATGACAGATTTTATAGCGGAGAGAGTGGGTTGAAACGCCAGCCAGTCCCTCAACTCCACACCCTTCACGTACTCCGAATAAAGGATGTCCTTCCTGTCACACGTTTTGTACAGGTACATCTTGGGAACCCCGAAGCCCTCCAACTTTTTCGCGATGGTAAATTCCATCTTTGGATTCATCTCATCAAGAGCTCTTTTAAATCCCGCGAGTGGTAGATTGTTCGTCTTTTCACTCAGTGAAGGGGTTCTGATTTCCTTGTAGACGATATATTTTTCACACCCATCATCAATACATCCACGATACACTTTACCATACTGTCCCTCACCAATTTTCACAGCACCTTTGGTCATGCTTCCATTCTTCTTTTTCAGCCAAAGGTGAGACGCGGGGTCACATGCCTTCTTACCCCTCAGTAATTTCTTCACCTGAGCGTTCATTATTATATTCGTAAGAAGATTGTTTCAACTTACGAATAGGGGAAATAAATCAAGTCCTACGGACTTGGGAACTTACTGGTCATCAACCTCCTCAATCTCATCTTCCTCTTCAACATCAACCTCCTCCTCTTCGGGGAGATCGACACCCTGGAAGGCGAACGAGGGAAGCTTGGCAGACTGCTCGAGGAGAGTTTGTTGGAGGCGGATCGTGACACCGAACTTGTTATCGATGAACCAGATCTGGTTGAGATCGACGATAGCCATGCACTTCTGACCCTTCTCGATCGTGTCAAGAGAGACGGGCTGCTTCTGCATCGAGTACGCCTCAGGAACAAAAGCACCGTCAGGCTTGGTGAGAATCTTGAGCTTGATAGTGGAAGGGTACTGCTCCTTACCGGGTCGAACCATAGGTTTGTAGAGTGCCTCCTTGAGGACCGCGACGTTGAACTCCTTACCGAGCCACTCCTTGGAGTTGGCGGCGACAGTGTTCACGATGATATCATCGAGCTCCTTGAGCTTGTTGTGAAGGGCCATCGCCTCTTCGTTATCGGGGTCGAAGGAAAGGTCTAGGGAGTAGGATGTGCGACCGGTACCCTCATCGGTGAAGGCACTCAGGCCGTATGGGGAGCGCATGAAAGGGAACTGGATGTAGAGCTTCTTGTTGTCGCCGGCGTTCAGATAGACAGCTTTGCCGCCATTCTTGTTCTTACGAAGTTTCGAAAACTGCACAGAGGCAGGGGAGAAGTCGGAGGAGCGTTGGATAGTGAGCGACATTGTTTGTTGGTTATATCTATCTTAGGTCGCTCGACTTTAAGTAAGTTTTTTTGTTGACATATATCAAAATACTCATGGGTCTTTTTAAAGATTGTGGTTGCGGATGCAATGGTAAGAAACAAGAAGAAAAGTTTATCATCTCCATCATTTCCGGTTTGACGTTCTTCATCGTCGCCAACCCCGAGACCTTCCGTCTCGTCAGGCGAGTCCTGGGTCCCAGGATCGCCACCCCCACGGGATGCCCCTCGACGATGGGTCTCCTCGTACACACTCTCGTGTTCATCTTGGTCGTGTGGGGTATGATGAACATAAAGAAGGAGCGTAAGGAAAAGAAGGGATGTGGGTGCGGTGAGAAGAAGGTGGCTGTCAGGGGTGGGAAGGTTGTCGTTGAGCCTCCTGTGCCCATGGTTGACGCCCCCGAACCCAAACCAGGTTTCGCCGAATCTCAGGTTGAACTCGTCGATAGTGGCCGCAATCTCGCACCCATGTCCGTCGACTCGGATGGCATCTTGTTTTAAAACTCCTCATCGAAACCAATTTCATCCGAAGTGTCATCCATTTTCCCGTAATCCCCTACCCGTTTTTCGAAAAAGTTTGTCTTGCCATCGAGGGAGATGTTTTCCATGAAGTCGAAAGGATTCTTGGAACCCCAAATAGGTGGTTGCCCAATCTGTTTCAAAAGGCGATCGGATACGTATTCGATATACTCGGACATCTTGTCAGAGTTCATACCGATGAGGTTGCATGGGAGTGCATCGAGGATGAATCCCTTCTCAATTTCAACGGCTTCCCTGATGATTGTGTGTAGCGTCTCAGTCGAGGGTTTGTTGCGAAACAACTTGAACAACTCTACCGCAAACTCTTGATGAAGTCCCTCATCTCGGGAGATGAGTTCATTACTGAAACAGAGACCAGGCATGAGTCCTCTCTTCTTAAGCCAATAGATGGCACAAAAACTTCCAGAAAAGAAGATACCCTCGACACACGCGAATGCGAAGAGGCGTTCCGCGAATGGTCGGGACTTGTCGAACCATTTCATGGCCCAGTTTGCCTTGTTCTCTATGCATGGTACAGTTTGAATCGCTTCGAAGAGCTGCTTCTTCTCCGCACCATCTTTAATGTATTTGTCAATCAACTTGGAGTAGGTCTCACCATGAACCATCTCGTTGTGAGACTGGTAGGCATAGAACGAGCGAGCCTCTGAGATTTGCACCTCATCAGCAAAGTTGTTGTTGATATTTTCAAATACAATTCCATCGGATCCAGCGAAAAACGCCAGGATATACTTTATGAATTTCTGTTCATTATCATTTAGGGTCTTCCAGTCATCGAGGTCTTTGGAGAGGTCAACTTCCTCCGCAGTCCAGTTGGACATCTGTGCTTTCTTGTAGAGTTCCCAAAGTTCTGGATACTTCAGGGGGAACACCGTGAACCGGTTGAGGGTTGGTGCGAGTATAGGTTCGTATTCGTCTTCGATGTATTCTTGAAATTCAAAATAGTCTCCGATGTGACGTCCGTCAATAGATATTTGAGGGTAGGTTGCCGCTCCCGAACCACAAGCTTTCTTGAGTTCCTCTTTGTCCACCATGAGTTTTTCATACTCCAGTCCTTCCGACTCACATAGGTTTACCGCATGGTCGCAATACTGACACCCTTCCTTCGAATAAATTCTAACTTTCATCTGTGATATTATCCCTGATTATTTTTTGTGGAAAAACTCTAAGCATGATTGTGCCCTCCGAAATAAACCAAGATGATATAGTCAAAGTATTAGTAAACGAAGATGGAGTTGAAGATGAAATGTATGGGGTTGTCGCAATGAACACTGGTCGCACACTTGGCCTGAGATATCTCAACCCCACTGAACTTTTTTATAAGAGTGCTTGTGTATACGAGCTCGAAACCGATGTATTCTCGCCCGCGCCATTCGAAAGTGTGATGGAACACTACCCAAGTGGAACAACGTTTATGGATTTAGAGATGAAATCCTTGGGAGAGAACAGATTTGTTATGTACGCGGAAATCGATATCGAGGACAGTGACAGTGACTTGTATGATGAAGGTGGTGATGAGGACGAATCAGATCTCGAAGGTTTTGTCGTTTCTGACAGTGAACTCATGGGTCAGGACATCCCCCTACCTCCAGGACATCAGGCCATCGACAAAGAATGGAACGAATGGGAGCCTACGACTTCGGGTGGAAAGAGTTTCAAGGAAACGATTGATGCGATTGAAAATCGCGTCAGACGCTTAAGTGAGTGACGCGTTTTTTGAAAATCTAAAAAAGATTGCCACATTCAAAAACAATGCTGGCAGCTATATGGTCCGATTTGGACACTCTTTTACGCAAAGAAAACGAAGAAAAGCCTGTGAATATAAATTTATGTCGCGAATGTTCGGGAATCAAACTTTTCAGTAAAGAAGGATTACCGACGTGCTCTGAATGTGGTCTCGTAGACTCATATTTTGTTGATGATACCGCTGAGTGGACAAGTGGTGTCACGGATGATGGAAAGGTGAATGATCCATCGAGGTGTGGAAACCCAAATGCGAACCCTGAACTCTTTTCACAGAACTGGGGTAAAGGAACGATCATTTCCACACAGCGTGGGTCGACGTACGAAAACAAGCGGATGGCGAAGATTAACTTTCATATGTCTATGAACCACAAGGATCGATCTCTGTTTCATGCATACAAAGATATCGATGAGGCGTGTCATACACTTCCGGAAGTTGTTCTCAAAGAGGCGAAGATGTTTTATCGAAAATTTAACGATGAAAAACTCACCCGAGGTGCGGTGCGTTTGGGGATCAAAGCGAATTGTGTGTTGTATGCCTGTCGAATGGCACAACATCCCAGGACGACGAAGGAAATTGCCGATATGTTTGGAGTTCAGTCAAAAGATATCAGTCGAACGACACAGATGTTCAAAGACACGATCGAAGGTGTCACGAAAAAGAATTACGTGACAAAGGCGTTTGATGTTATGCAGCGACTCTTGAATTCGTTTAATGTGAATCGCGAACAGCGTCTTCGGTGTATTAAACTCTGTAACCTGACGGAAGACTGTGTAAATCTCATGAGTAAGACACCGAATAGTGTCGCATCTGCGATCATTTATATGGTATTGAGTCCAAACGTAACAAAGTTGGAGATGTGTGAAAAATGTTCGGTTTCCGTACCGACATTAAACAAGATTGAAGTGATTATTAAAAAGCACTTAGAGTTTAAAGGTGAGTCATAAATACATGACGAAACTTTTCCTAGCGACACCGTGTTATGGTGGCATGTGTTTAGAGAAGTATATGACGAGTATCATCAAACTTCAACTCCTTTTAATAAAAGAAGGTATTCAGTTGTATCTCGATACTACAGAAAATGAGTCCCTCGTACATCGCGCTCGTAATGTTTCGGTCGGTCGCTTCATGCAGAAGACGGACTGTGAATATTTCATGTTTATCGATGCGGATATAGATTTTGATCCAGCCGCAGTTGTCCGTCTCGTCAAGTCGGGTCACGATCTCTCCGTCGCGTGTTATCCCAAGAAGGTTGTCATGTGGGATCAGGCTGCGGAAGCTGTGAAAAATGGTGACGAGCGAGACATGTCCATGCTTTCCTCGAGTCTCGTAATTAACTTTGGCGCACAGAATCGCCCGATCCAGAATGGATTCATCGAGATTCTCGACGGACCGACTGGTTTCATGGTCATTAAGAGGTCTGTGTTCAAGACTTTGGAGGAAAAGTTTCCCGAACTCTGGTGTAAAAATGACCACCAAAACCGTGATTTTGATGATTATCACGCATGCTTCGATTGTATGATCGATCCCACGAATCGTAGGTACCTCTCGGAAGACTATGCATTCTGTCGTCGCTGGCAACAGGCGGATGGTAAAATTTATGCGGATGTGAACACGACACTTGGTCATGTAGGAAATTTGCCATTCAGTGGATGCCTCAACGATAGGCTTAAGGCTTAGACTCGTGTGAAAATCATGAACTTTGCAACTATCGTCGTCACTCGGTCGAAGTCGTGTCACGTGAAGACACTTCACACGATTCTTCGTCTCAATATTAGATGCCTACAGAGGAATATCAATAATCAAATTGCGTATGTCGTGGATGACCCGTTTGAAAAGGCGGAGATTATCCAGAAGTTTATGAAAACACATGATCGTATCTTGTTTGTAGAATATGGTATCGGTATCGATGACGCGACACTCGACCAGTGTTTCGAACCACACGAAACGGTTGGTTGTCTCGTATTTCCGGGTGTCATCGAGGGTATCGATTGGAAACTCTTCAAGGAGAAGGTGAAAGCTGGGTCAGATGAACCAGTCTCTCAAATGGGTCTGCATTTCGACACCGACGTTCTGAAAAAGGTTTCACCGAACGTGTACAATGTGAACACGACAAGTGCCCGAGCGTGGCTCATGAACACTAAGAATGTGATCAAGACTATACGCGATAAAAAGACTGGTTCATGGAAGATTTTCCCGAAAATGTTTGAGAAATTCAAGGAACGTGGTGTACGCATTTATGCATTTACAGCAGCTAAGTTGACGATGACGTATACACATGAATGTATCAGTAACATTCTAAACGCAGCCGGTGTGAAAACAAATTAAAGTTTACGGCTCAATATAAAACATGTCCAACCCGCTTCACAAATATGTCATAGAGTTTATACATTCCGTATGGGGAAGTAAAGACTATTTTCCCGGTCCACAACCGATTTCGATCGAACGTAGGCATTTTCCAATCATGAAAGGTGGAGACTACCTCGTTTGTGAAAAGACGGATGGTGAACGTCACATGTTGGTGGCGCTCACATATGACGGAAAGAAGAAATGTCTATTTGTAAATCGGGCCTTTCAGATGTTAGAGGTTCCTATCAATTTGAAGAAGAGTGCATATGATGGAACGATTCTCGATGGGGAACTCTATGAAGGTACGCTCATGGTCTACGACGCCGTTCTCGTCGCCGGAACTTCTGTGTGGAACAAGAATCTCAACGAACGTCTCGAAGCGGCGAAGAGTCTCATGAAGTCAATCATCTATATGAAGTCTGATAAGTATCGTCTCAAGTGTAAGACATTTCACCCCATGAGAGACTTTGGGAAGTTTATGGATGTGTATCTTCCGACTGTTCAGCAAAAAATCGACGGCCTCGTATTCACACCCGTGAATGAACCTATCCGGATTGGAACACATGAGACGATGTTCAAATGGAAACCCTTGGAGAAGAACACAGTGGACTTTCTCATGAAGCGAGAACCTTCACGAGAAACACCGGGGTTTGTACCAGGTATACCATCATGGCGCTTGTACGTACAGGAAAAGGGGAAGTTGTATTTTGAGAGTGAAATTCCTCATAATCGTATCGAGGATAAATCATGGTTCGAGGATGGGGCGATTGTTGAATGTGCGTACGTGACATGGGAAGAACCCCTGTGGTGGAAACCCCTGAAGAGACGCACAGATAAAACGCATCCGAATAACCGTCGTACGTTTTATAGAACGATCGTGAATATTAAGGAGAATATTCAGATGAAGGAGTTTTTAGATTGTAGACCATGAAATAATATCCAGCTTCATTAGGTAATTCGTGCTCTTGTATCACATCATCATCCATGAGAAACCATCTGTTCCTACGCTTTACGAAACTCACGTAATGTCCGTCACTTTGACGACCAACGTGTACGGCAGCCGCGATGAGATTGTATTCACGTGAGTCTATGATGAGTTTTTCGAGAATGTGTACATGACTCTTACGGTCGAATGAAATCATGAGAATTTGTGGCAATTTGGAGAAGACCATTCGCGACGTCGCGACGTGATGCATTTTTCCCTGTGTGTCTTCAAAATTTTCTATGGTACTCCAGTTAGTACTTTCTGTTAGCATTTTACCCATATCCTCGCCTTCAGAGGTTATCAAATGAACGCTAAAATCTTCTTCATTCGATGACTTTCCTCCTGGCCATATCGTTTCCTGAACCTTCTTTCCATAGAACCAATCTTTGATTTTAGGGTCAGCACGTTCGAGAATGTCTATGATACATAAGATGGCTTCCTGGACGTCGTGTTGCTCCCTCTCCCCAAATCTCGGAAACTGTTCTCGGAAATGTGTGAGAAGGGGATTTATGTCAACATTACCCCGACCCCTGGTCCAGTATACTTTGATCAGTTCACAATACACCTTCGTGAATGCACATTCACCCATGTATGGGTTCCGCAAGAAATGATTCGTCAAAGCTGGTATATAGAGAAGGCACTGGAGAGCTGTGTTGAAATAACACGTGTTTCCCCGATTTTCGAAACCTTTCATTACATTTTATGCTCAAAAAAGGCTTAAGAGAATGACGCAAATGTAAAAAGACAAGAAACGAAATGGATCTCACAGACAAAGTACTCGCTATTTTCGAAGCCCACAAGAATGAGGGAGATGTTGAAGTTGAGATTCGTCTCGGCAAACACAACGGTTCTCTCTTTGATACCAACGTCGGTAAAGATGTCTGGAAACGTGTTCTGACTGGTCTCAAAAAGTACGATGGTTGGGAATCGACAAAAACGACCACGTCTGAAGTGTATTACAACGATGGTAACAATGTTCGCATCACATGTGATGAAGACACTGGTGAACAGACGATGATCCAGAAGATTGCGGTGGTCAAGGAAGATTTCAAGCGTGAGCCCCTCGATGTGCGCTTCTGTGTCGCTCGCGAGATTCCAACCTCTGGTGAATATGAAATGGATAGGAAGAGAACCAAGACGAGGCACTCATTCGTCCGCAAGAACCTGAGTATCGACATGACCATCTCTTCGGGAGACAACGCCGACATGGATTCTGAAGAGGAGGCAAGTTACCAGATTGAATTGGAAATCGTTAAGCCTTCGGATGTCGATTCCATCTACAAATTCAAGAACATTCTTCAGAAGATTGATGATCTCTGTAAATTAATTTCACAGTAAATATTAAATGAAAAAGAACGTGAGTCGACGTATGTTTATTCTTGTAATGATCATGGCGGTTATAGTAGTGCTCGTGACAACGAGACGCGAATCGTACAATCCATGGTTACCCTGGAACTGGTTCAGAAAGCCCGAGCGTCCCCGTCCCCGTCCCATGCCCGAGAGTCCCTACCCCATGCCTGAGCGTCCCCGTCCCCGCCCCATGCCTGAGCGTCCCTACCCCATGCCTGAGCGTCCTCGTCCCCGTCCCCGCCCCATGCCTGAGCGTCCTCGTCCCCGCCCCATGGATCCTAGTCTATTGGTGATCCCGGAGCACAACATGAGACCATCCATTCCACATGGGTTGATTTTTTCTAACCGCCCCGCACAGCCAATATCCCCAGGTGTCAGGGCGCGGACGCAATCGAGATAAAATATAGGTAAATAACAAATGATCTACATTCTCGTAGCTCTCATCGTGTTGGCACTCATGTTTGATACACGTAACAAATCGACCGAGGTTGAGGGTTCCAAACACTTCTACATGAGTGATGGTGCGTCTAAGGATACGTATCTCATGATGCATGCGGATGGGATGAATCGTGAGATGCTGAAGAAGTTTGTATCAATGGAGGATCGTCTTTTGGAGATTGAGAAGGATTCTGTGTGCTCTGGTACACCCTACATAGTCGAAGCGAGTCTTCTTTCTAATAAAATTAAAGATCTGTTTCCCAATTATGATTTTTCGTATCATACCATTCATCTCAAACAAGTTGCCGAACCCAACAAACAGGTCAACACGAAAATCAAATGCTAATCGAGTTCAACATATTGAAGAGTTGCCATAGGAGCATTTTATGCTTGGGACTCTCCATTTCTGTGTACTTCCCAATAACACGCATGATGAGTTTGTTATCATCCTCTTCACCCTCATCACGCTTTAGACCACTTTTACGAATGTAATCGGCGGCTACATAAATCATGGCATCCAAGAATTCTTCCCGTGCCATGTACAGCCATGAATTTACCGGAGTTCCCCAATCCCTGGTGTCATCATCAGTTCGAACACCATGATTATATTTTCTCAACCCGAGCTCGAGCCGTCCGGTTAACTCTTCTCGAATTCCCATTTGTATTCATGTTGGCTCTAAACTTTAACCAATAGTTCCGGTACTCCGCCATCTTCTTGTTAGAAGGGGGTGTCTTCTTACTCATGATGTAGTTGGCAGCTGCGCGCTTGTAGGCATTCTTGAGATTGAGAGCTATACCGGTGGTATTCATCCTGTTCATCAGATACTTCCGCTCGAGTTCTCGGCGTCGTTCCATCTTCCATCGACTGACGACATTCTTTTTGACCTGATCAATATCCTTTTTGAATGGGACCCCACTTTTATTACCCTTGTTGATGGCGTTGAGAGCCGACTTCATGTTACGCACATCTTGGTTAAGGTTGGGCTGGTACCTTTTCATCCAGGTCACACCATACAGCTTTTTCAGATCCCTGCGAATAGAGTTCTCATCAAGACCCCTTTTCTTAATGACCTCAGCCTTCTTGATGTTGCGTTTGGCAGCCACGACGTTCCTTTTTGTGGGTTTAGGTGGTGGAGGTGGGGGTTTGGGTTTGGGCTTGGCAAGATTGTTTCGTACACCCTTGATCTTTTTACACAGGTCCAACTTTGTATCTTTCTCACCGGGTTTAATTTTAAGAATCGCAGCGATACGAAGAAGTTCATCCTTCTTCAAGTCGGTACATATCTTACGACCAATCCTGAACGTGTTACCATTGCCCGAAAGTTTAACATTCTTGTTTTTGTTCTTGAACGATACATTCTTTTTATTGGAAAGGTTCTTGATCTTGGTACGGATCTCATCTTTAGTCGCAGCTCTAGAACCATCACTGGTTTTTACCCTAAAGTTGACGACACCTTTACGCCTGGCGAGTGCTATGAGTTCAGCCTTTGACATGCGCGCATTTTCATTTGATTTCCTCTTTGGTGGAGTGGTAACCTTTCTCTTCTTCTTCGGTTTTACACCTTCATCAAAGACACCCGTTACAAAAACCTGACCATCTCTGTACAATTTCTCGACGAGTTCCTTGGCGATGTCATATCCCTTCAACATGGCTCCAGGGGTTTTGGCCCCCACA